GGATCGCGTCGGATAGACGTATATCGGATAGCCAGAAAGGTGAGGCAGAGGATCGAGTAGCTGATCGCCTGCTGGATGCTGTGCGGCAGGTACTGCTTCAGGTCGTCAGGCATCCCGTTCCACGCTTCACGCAGCGCGAATCCGGTGGGGGCCAGGACGCCGACCGTGCTGGAAAAGATGACCGTGCCGCGTGTGTGCAGACGGCGCCAGTCATCCGCCAGCCGCAGGCGCAAGCCCGGCGCGACCGGAATGCCCGGCTTCTTCTCGACGGGGACCGTGCTCATAGCAACCCCGTGAGAACGAGAACGAGCACGACCACCAGCAGAATGCCGACGACGCCGGACGGGTAATAGCCCCATGCCGAGCTATACGGCCAACTCGGCAGAAGACCTACAACGATCAGAACCAGCAGAATGATTACGATGATTGGAAGAGACACGATGCGCTCCTATTGGCGTGATCCGGCCCACGGCTTCGCGGGCAACGGCGGGTGCGTGGCGGTGTCGAGCTTTTTATCCACAGCCTTCGCGGTACTGGCTGCCTCGTCGGCCTTTACGACCGCGACGCTGACTTTCTGGTCGACCTGCTCGGTGCGCTGCGCAGCTGCTGTCGCAGCGGCCGCCGCCGCGCGCGACTGCTGCAGCATTACGGCAGCGCGCTTGTCGTTGATCCGTGCGCGGTCACCGAGAAACTGAAGCGTCGCCTGCGCGAGCTTGTTGGTGGTTTCCATCTGGCTCTTGAGATCGGCAACGCCGTCGAGCCGAGCCGTGAATTCGCGAACGCATGCGGCGCGTTCTTCGGCTCGCACGGCCGGAAACCGCTGAACCAGTTGCATGCGCTCGCCCTTGTCGAGCCAGTACATGAGCGCACAGCCGGCGGCAAACGCCGACACGAGCAGAAGAAAGATGCCGACGAATGCAGAGATGCGGTACCAGAGCCTGGCAAGACGTTCAAAGCGGGTCATTTGATACTCCCCTGATGACGACCGCTAACTTGCGCAAGCAGCGTCTGGTTCTCCTTTTCCAAAACTTCGATACGCCGTGTCAGCGACTCGATCTTCCGGCGGTCTTCGTCCCGGTCGCGGGCTGCCTGCTCTGCGAAACGGCGCATCTTTGCGTCTGAGATGGAGAGCAGCCGTCGATACCGCGTCTCGCGAGCGACTGACGCCTCGTACTGCTTCTTCCATTGCCCGGCGGACTCGAGCAGCAACTTCAAGCTGCTTGAATCGGTTTCGTCCTGCGTGATGTCGCGTACCAGTTTCGATTCCGCTCCCTTCAGATTCGTAAGTTCCTTTCTGGCCTTGAAGTAGGCCGCCCCGAGAATCGAAACACCGCTGGTGAGCGCGGTGCCGATCACGGTCAGGATCGCGGTCAGACTGTTGTCTTGGGACATTGCGATTTTCTCGACTTCCGGAATGCACACCCGCGTGTGGCGCGCATCGTTGTTGTTCACGACCGATTGGGTTCGTAAATCCCCCGTGCCCATCGACCAGTTTTTGCAGCCCCTGCGAAACATCAACAAGCCTGCTTGACAATAGCCCCATTGGGGTCTACATTTCTCGACACAGGGCGGCGCAACGCGCAACCCGTCACCTCCAGAAAAAAGGAAGAATGGTCATGAAATATTCTTTTCGCGCGTATGCGCATCGACTCGGACGACTTCTCAATGCATTACGTGCCACCCACGACCGAGGACCTCGCGAAGCTCAAAGCGAAGCTCGGGTACACGGGGTCGCAGATGGCCGAGCTCTTCGGCGTGTCCAGCGACAAACAGTGGCGCAAGTACACCGGCGGCCAGCAACCGCGGGAGGTCAGTCCGCACATGCTGTTTTTCGCAATGGCTCGCCTCGCCCTCAAGCAAAAGGACGTCGAAGCTGTACTCGCAGAAATGCGCCAGGCCGGCGCGACGATAGACCTCCAACCCGGCTCCCCGGATCACGATGGAGAGCCGCAGCCGTAGCGATGTCGCTCGGCTGTGCTGCGGCCAGCGCGCACGCCGACTACATCAATGACTATGTGCAAGGCGAAGTCGGCATCGGCGCCGCGCATTACACGACGCAGGACGGCCGCTGGTATCAGCAAGGCATGCCGAACGGCGACAACAAGCTCACGAGCAAGCCGCCGGCGTTCTCACTTGGGCTCACCGGCCCGCTGATCACGCGCGGCAAGTGGGGCGCGGATTGGCACGCGGAGTACGTGAACCTCGGGCGCGCCGCTGCGTCCTGCGCATGCACGCCGCGGGACGAGAACTACAACGCCAGCACTCACCAGTTCACCAATCGGTTTGACGCGCCGGCCGCTTACTTCACCGGGTCGGGCCGGTCGCAAGGCGTGGCGCTGACCATTGAGCCATACTACTGGGCCTATGGCGTTCGCCTCGGCGTCGAAGCCGGCGCGTACATCCACCGCGACAGCTGGTCAGAAGACGTCGTCGGATGGCAGATTGAAAAGACGGTGGCGCCACAGAATCTGCACCTCTCGGGCGCCCACTGGTCCGTCGCGCCCGTGGTCGGCGCATCGGTAGGCAACGGGCGGTTCACGCTTTCATATCGGCACTACTTCATGCGCGTCAGCAGCGAGAGCCGAAGCGTCCCGCCGCTTTGGAACGATGCCGATGTGATTGAGGCTAAGGTGCGGTTCTAGCGATTTGTTACACTGCGCGGACTCAACGTAACGAAGCACGCGAATGAATCAGACCGCGCACCAAGACCGCCTCGCAGAAAGAGATGCAGAAGTCCCTATCAGCCCTTCCGCTTTTCCCCGGCAATTCGCACGAGTTGAAGAAATCGATGGAATACGAGGTTGGGCGTCGTTATGCGTGGTGATTTTCCATGTCTGCCTGGAAACCTTCACAGGTCTGCATCCTCACTTCGTAAATCCGGCCTCGTTCTTTTTCTTCGATGGTCCGATGGCGGTTTATGTGTTTTTCATCTTGTCCGGTGACGCTCTCTCAACTCCGTATTTTTCGGCGAGAAATAGATCGGCACTGGACAAGATGGTCGTGAAACGATACTTCCGACTTGCTGCGCCGATCTTCGTGATGACAGCCATCACTGTTATCGCTATCAAAGCAGGCATAACGTACAACATTGAAGCCGCCGCCATCGTCCATCGTGAAGACTGGCTCGCGATACTGATGCCGACGTCATTCAACATGCTAGATGCCATCAGCTACCCGTTCGTGACCGTTTTTGCTTTCCACGACGGTGGCAAGTGGTTTAACGCATTCCTTTGGACGATGCCAATCGAGTTGACCGGATCGTTTCTGGTTTTTCTCTATCTATATGTGCACGGCAGGATGAGGCGCCAAGGTATCGTGATTTGCGCACTGATCGCGTTCACGTTTGTGGCAAACAAGTGGTACACGCTGTTCTTTATTGGCGTTCTTTTCAGCCACATCCGGACTACTGGGCTGCTCGATCGCATTCGTGGCAAAACCGCTATCCGGATTGTTGCGCCGCTGGTTGCGCTCAGTGCCTATGCCTTGGAGTATCGCTTCCTGAGCGTTCCTGACGTGACGGTGGCCGCGAACCTGGCCGACCACATGATCATCTTCGCCCAAGACAACAAGAAATTTCTGATGGCCGCACTGTTCATCGTGGGCGTGTATCTGAGCGAAGACATGCAGCGCTTCTTCAAAAACGGCGTGTCAAGGTTTCTGGGCAAGGTTTCGTTTCCGATCTACCTTGCCCAGGCGCTCGTGATTTGCACGTTCTCGTCGTATGTCATAACGAGATTCGCCGCCTATCTCGACCGCACCGCCGCGTGCATTGCGATCGGCGCTGCGGGCGTCGCCCTAACAATCGGAGTGGGCTATTGCCTGTCGATCGTCGAGCGGCATCTCATGAAATGGATCGATAAGGCGGTCGCTCTCGCTATCCATTGATGGGCGGGGGAGGAGGCGTGAAGTGTCCGTCAGCATAGGGAAAACCGATATATGCCGGTCCCGTCTCTTCGGTCACCTGTACGGCCGCCGTGCCATCCGGCGGCTGCCACGTCTCTAGGTTGCCATCCCACACGACGACGTTAATAACCATGCCGTCCTGCACAATTGCGTAGATATTCATTTACGCAAACTCCCAGACGATGACTTTGCTGCCGCCGCCCACAACGCCAGGCTGTGCTGCCGTGCTGGCGCCAATACCAAGACCACGCCCTCCCGAGCCTTCAGAAGTCGTGGACCCATTGATTGGTGCGGCGCCTCCCTGTGCTGACGCTACGCCTGTTAATGTGCCAATCGCATAACCGCCAGTGTTTCCCGGAGTGGAAACGAGAATGGTACCGGCAGATATTGTCGGGATTGACGCCGCGCCAGGCGCGTTCTGAATAGACGTCGTGGTACCGGTAGGCCCATAGCTGGTGCTGCCCGGACCGCCTGGACAAACAATAAGGGAACCAAATGACGCGGTTCCGCCAGTTCCACCCGAGCCACTACCGACCGGGCCGGCTGCGCCTGGTGCACCCGCAGTAATGATCTGCGATGCACCAAGCTGTGCAGCAGTCAGCAAAACTTTTGCGTATGAGCCCGATGCCGCACCCGCCGACCCAGAATACTGACTGGCACCCGTAGCCGGCGCTCCACCACTGCCACCACCCGGCGCTTGCACTTCAACGATAGCGAAAGTTGTGGCTGGATTGCGATTCCACGTAGCTCCTGCTGTGTAGACCGACGGACCACCGTTGAGCAACCGCCCCGCCGTAAGCGCAGTCACCTGCCCAAGTTGGACTGCATGGCTGGGCTGTGTGGCGGCCGGGATCTGCTGTGCCCCTCCCAGAGATTCGATGATGATCCACGCGCCGTTACCGCTGTTGACGCCAGCTTGTACGAGGTACATCAGCACGACCACGCCGACAGGAAGTTCGCCGCCCTGGAGCGGTTGCAGGCCCAAGCCATAGATCGGCTTTGTGGCCAGCCCATCTGGTGCATAGGTCGACGCACCAGTGTTCGCGTGGGCTATGTTGAGACGCTGCACGTAGCCGGTCGACGGCAATGCCGCGAGCGCGGGCGTGTTCGCCGCCGTGTACGCGTTCGCGACGCCAGTGTCAGTCAGGATTATGGTCTGCTTGGTGGCGTTCTTGATGGCCGCCAGCAGATTCGCCTCGAGCGTCGCAGTCGTGCCGTCATCGACCGAGTTTTGTCCGCTCTGATCGGCTATGAACTGTGCCAGCACAGCCGACATGATGCTCGACTGACGGAACGCCTTATTGATCGACTTCGAGTCTGCGACACCAGACTGAAAACCGTTCAAGAGCGCCGCAAGCGCGGCCCATTGCGCCTGCGTCAAAACGTTCGCAGAGCCGCCCGTCGCAAACGGAAGGAAGTCATTCGTTGCCATTTATGCTCCGACACTGGATCAGGCCGGGACGCCCCATGCGCCCACATCAAAGCCCGAGATGAGATTGTTTTCGACGTCAAACCCGAAGAGAGGGCCGCCCGGATTCGACGTCACGTAGTACCCGTTGATGTGGACCGCCTCAGGCTTCAGAGGGATATAACCGCCGCGCAGCAGCGCCAGAAACAGCGCACTCGGCACGTTCCCAGCGATGCCATACGTGATCGACATGTCACCGTTGTCCTGAATGAACACATAGGTGCCGTTGTCGAAAATGCTATTCAGGATCGCCGCAGATGTGCCGAGTGTTCCGTCCCAACTGTTTGCGCCGATCTTCGCGCGCAGCAGCAGGCGATACGTTTCGTCATCGAGACTTGCGACGCCGCTATCCGGATCGAATGGGCCCTTCCACACCCCTTGATCGAAACCGAGACCCGCGGTGTCAAGGGAGAAATACACGCCAGTCAACGGTGTGTTGACGTTGCGCGATCTGCCGACCCACTCGCCTACCGCGTCGAGCTGCACGCCGACGGCTTCATCGAGGTCGAAATCGAACGGGATATGCAGCACCATGTTCTGCAAGTCGACGAAGCACTGCGCCACCGCCGACAGCGTCGCGATGAACTTCGGCGAATCGGCGTGCTCGCTGGTGATGCGGTCTGTGTAGTCGCTCAACTGGGCCATATCAGGTAACCGTCAGAGCCACGCTCGCGGGCGTGCACGTCGCGGACTGGTTGAACGCGAGCGGCACGTCGGGCGTACCCGCGCCTCCCGGGCCGCTTATCGTCAGCGACTCGATCTTGAACGTGCTGCCGCCCGTAACGCCCTTCGCTGCGGCAATGCAGGCATCCCATTCGACGCCGGCCGCCGCACCGCCGCCGATCGCGACGCTATTCACGTAGTCAGAAATTGCCTGCTGAACGGCCGCGCCGACAACGGATGAATACCCGGCCAACGCCTTGAGCGTCGTCGCAACTGTTATCGCTTGCGCCGTCGGCCGGAAAAAGTTGATCGGGTGCGGAATACCGTAGACGTCGGGAACTGTGATGGTGGTCGCGCCGTACGTGCCGCCGCCCGGCGTCTTCTTCGTCGCGATCGCCGTGGCAATATCCGTAGCGTCGCCGCCTTCGATTACCAGCGAGATCCGGTGTCCCGGGATGCCATTCGTGTCAGTCGTTTCGGTGTCGTTCTCGTACGCGGCCACGCGCGTCACGCCGGAGACAGCCTTGACCGCGCCGATGATGCCGTCGAGCACCGTCAATGAGGGCAATGCCGTCGACGACGTCTGACGGATTCGCAAATCAGGATCCTCTTCGACAGGATTGCCCATCGCTGCAGCGCTCGCGTTCGTGACCGTCTGCCAGCCGCGCGTAGGTGTCGCGATACCGGTCACCGTACCGGGCGCCGCGCTCACTGAGCCGAGCTGCTCGCACGTCGCCGTGACAGTGATCTGCCCTGCGGGCGGGATCGTCACAGATGCGGGCAGATCCCACTTCAGGTTGTTCGTATCCTCGACGACGCCGTTAGTGATCGTGGTGCCGACTACGCCGACGATCGTTACATCGACGGTTGAATTGCTGGAAACCGAACGCTTGATACCGTTGATCTTGACGACGCTCGACAGGTTCGCTCCCTGCGCCGTAGACGGGGAAAAAGCGTTGTAGACGGAGATGGCCACGGCGTTCGCATCATTGATTGCGCTCGCGATAACGCCGATCCATTGCCCATCTTTGCTGTCGTTCTCCAGATAGACGTCCGGGCCATAGATTGCCCGGTACTGCGCCTTCAGAAAATCGAGAATGTCCGCGAACGTCGGTGCGCTGATGCCCGCTGCGCTGACCGTCGGTGCCGTAGTGGTGATCGTCATAGGGTCGTCGCAACCGGTGTGTTTCCGTACTGCGTGTCAATCGTCGCGGAAATGCTCAGCGTCCGACTGTCTCCGTCAAACGTGCTCGAGTAGCTCGTGATCTCGTTCACGCCCTGCGTGCCGAGAATGCGCGCCTGAATCACTGCGTCGTAAATGTCCTTCGTGTATTTCCCGAGCACCTCGACGCGCCAAGGCGTGCCATCTGTCGTGTCGAGGAACCACTCTCCGGTGAACAGTGCGAGCCGCGTCTTGACCGCCTGAGCCACGGCTTCTGGCACATCGGTGTAGAAGTCCGCCAACTGGTTGCCGAAGACGTAGTCGCCGTTCGCATCCTCTTTGCGATATCGCATATCGTTACTCAGTTCGGTGGACTTGTGTTGCTGCCGGCGCCGTTCTCGTGGTGCGTGTGCGTGCTGTCGATCGCCTTACCGTTCGAGGTGACCGACCCGATGAAATTGATGATCCCGGTAATGGTGGCCGCCACACCGCTCGCGGTGCTGCCCGTCATGCCGGCGAGCCACGACAGCAGGCCTTGCACGATCACCATGCCGCTAAATCCGGATTGCGGCGCATTGACATAGAAACCGCCGGGCGCCGTGATCGTGACCTTCTGCGTCGTCGGGTTCAGGTCGATTGATGTCGATCCGTCGTCGCTGCGCAGTTGCGCGCTCGCCGTGCTGATGCCGCTGATCTTTTTCTTCTGCGAGAAGAATCCGACGAACGCGAAACCGTCGCTCAGGTCATGCATGCGCGGCTCCATCGGGGCCTGCACACCGCCCGATTGCCACCAGCCATCGATGCAGCGCGCCGCGAAGATCACCAAGCACTCATCGCCCTGCGAAACCGGGAACGTCAGCGTGCAGCCGCCACCGTGGGGATAGTAGACAGGCACGTCGACGAGAAGCGGCATATCGACGAACCGAGCGGTGCCGTCCTTGCTGGCAACCACGCCCTTTATCGATATCTGCACTGTCGCCGTGATCGCGCCTGCGTCATACGACTCGATGATGCCGGGCATGGAGGTCCACAGTCCGGTGCGCATGCCCTCCATCGCCACACGGAGCGCTTCCTCCGGATCGCTGAATCGTTCACGGCTGTCCATTGACCACGGCGTTCGTATAGGTTGAAGTGAGTGGCGCGGTACCGTTGACGGCCGCACAGATCATTTCAGAGTAAAAGTTCGTGCCGCGCGTGTCGCCCGAATTGCTCAGCGCATAGACCTTGTAAAAGCCGTCCGCGTCGAGGCTCGGGAACACGTTCAGCGCCGTATAGTCAGGACCGAACTGCGCCTGCTGGATGCTCGCGTTGTCAATCCTGATGCGACGCCCCGGCTGTATGTTCGGGTTCAGCAGGCTCCGCACGACGATGCCGTCGACCGTCTGCACCGGCACGCCAATCATGCCCGTCTGAGCCGTCAGGACGATGGCGTCGCCGGGCAGCACGCCATCGACCGGCACCATGTGAAGCTGGCCGTCCTGAACCGTCCAGTGGCAACCCGCCGAGCCCGCGAGCGCGCGCATGTTGTCGCGTGTCATGCCGTACAGCACCCGCCCGCGCGGCAGCTGCGCCGGCGCGAACGCCGGTGTGTAGCCGGCCTTCACGCCATAGTCGGACATCGTCTGCAAAAGTGCTTTGTGATAGTCGGTCTGCGACCATCCGGCCGCAAGCGTCGTGCTCACCACGGCCCAGTTATAGGGCTCGTCTGCGTCAGCCGCGAGCAGGTCGATAAACGTGTCTGTCGCGCTCTCGCGCCCGCGGCGCAGCTGCTTGATCGTGCCGCCGAAAATCTGGCCATAGCTGCCCTCGTAACCGGCCTGCAGGAAGAGCGCCGTGAACTCGTTTCGAATCCGGTTCGCCGTGTCGTCGCTAACGTTGTAGATGCGGATGTTCGCGTGCTTCGGCGTCTGGACCGTCGCGCTCCACACGGTGAAGCGGATATGCAACTCCGACAGGTCAAGGCCCTGGCCAGATGCATTTCCGACGATCAGACTGACGCGTCGCAGATATTGCTGGGCCATGTGTGCTCACGAGGTCACAAAATACAGATGCGATGTGGTGCCGAGGTTGTCGTAAGTCGGGACGGCCGCCGCGTCCGCATCGGTCTGCACCCACAACTCGCCCCCGAAGTTCAGATAGGCGTACTGGCCGAGCAGATCACAGCCGGTCACGAGCGGAATGCCGCTCACAATCTCATTGCCCGCCGAGTCCGCAATGTCGAGCACCCAACCACCTTGCGGCGCCGCACGCCACATCAGCGTCATCTGGTACTGCACGCCACCGAGCGTGATCTGGAAGTCTTGCGACTCTCCAGACAGGGGTATTTCGAACGTGGCCATCAGAGACCTAACACAGATGAGATAGAGGCCTTGGCGCGATACAGCAGACTCACGCTCGACTGCTGCGGCTGCTTCGTGCCCGTGTTCGACGGCGCGGCCGTCTGCTCCGGATTTGCCTGAGCGTCAGCCGGTTGCAGCGAAGTTACCGACGTCTGAACGATGATGACCTCGCGCAGCGACGCCGACACCGCGAGAATGTTTTCCGTCGCGGGATCGGTTGTCACCGACAGCGTCTTGATCAACATGTTCTGATACGCACGCTTGCCCGTCAGCAGATCGAAGGGCACGCGCGATGCCTGAATCTTCAGCAGCAGGCTATACACCGAAGCGGGATCACCGGCTCCGGCACCGATCAGATTGAGGCTGCTTTCGCCGAACTGGTATCGAACTGACACCTGTGCGGGTTGCTTGAAAGCGTGATCACTGACTGACGCGCCCTGTTCGACGGGGTGATCCGTGACGGTCAATTCATCGCTGTGCGACTCTTCGACGACCACGTTCGGGATAATGCCGGCGATCGACCGGCCCTGCCGGAATAGGGCCGTCTGCAGAATGTTGACCCCGCCGATGATCGCCGCGTTGCTGAGAATGGTCATCGCACTGCGCCTTGCATGTTGCGCACGAGGCGCTGATTGACACCGTCCTGTTGTCCGGCGACGGCCTGTCCCACGGCGTCGGGATTGCTGCCTGCCGCGACGTGAATAGTGGTGTTCTGACTGATCGACACAGGAGACGCCGGCGCGCCCGCTGCGCGAGCTCCGGACGCTGCTGCGATCTGTTCGGCGCTATACGGATTGCGGCCGTTCTCTACCTTGATGATCGCGCCCATCACGCCCTGAAGCACCGACGGATCAGTCAGATCAAGTCGCGCATTGGCATCGACCCCGAGACCGCCAGCGACATTCCGGATGTAACCCGGCGTGTCGTTCTCGATGGATGGCGCGTACGTCGAAATGATCGATCGGACGGTGTCGATGCCCCGTTGCCCGTAGCGGCGCAACTGCGCAGCCAGAGCGGCGAGCCCTTCTTCTGGCGTCCGGAATACCGCGAATCGCCCATTCGGTCCGCTTTCCTTCGTCGCACCAGCCTGATTGGCGAAGTTCAGGTTGCCCGGATTGTTATTCCGGATCCCGCGCGGCGTGCGCGCCGAAGCGTTCTCTGAGGGAAGCTCAATGATCTTGCCGAACTCTTCGTCGTTCGCCGCGTCGTTAAGGCGACGCTTCGCACCCGCAGAAAGCTTCACACCGCCATCGGTTTTTACCGCGTCGACATCAGCCTGGCTGTTGCCACCGCCGACGTCCTGTGCACTGAGTGCAGCCTTCACTTCCTCCCAGTCAGCCGGCAGGGCTGACCATCGGCCGGCCCACGCGTCCTGCGCCATTTTGCCGAGCCCGCGCAGTGCGTGACCGAGTTTGGAAAGACCGAACATGGCCTTCCCGATCTCGTCTTCCCATATCTGCCAGTCGATGAGCGACTTGCCGCCTTCTTTCCAGACGCGATAGTCGTCGTACAGCGCAAGCAGCGCGGTGCCCAATAACACAAGCCGACCGAGCGGAGTCGCCAGAAACACCGAATTCAGCAACTTCCACCCGGTCACCAGCGCCGCGATGCCTCCCAGCACCTTCTGCGTTCCCGCGTCCAGACTGTCCCACGCGTCGACCAGAGTCTCGATGACCTGAATTCCGCGCAGTACCATCTGAGAGACGATGTCGGCGAGCCAGAGCACGCCTTTCGTCACCTTGTCGATGACCTCGGAGATACGCCCGAAGTTGTTGACCAGCGC